GGGGAATTCCAAAAGCAGGTAGATATTGAAAGATGAGTCTTCTAACCGAGGTCGAAACGTACGTTCTCTCTATCATCCCATCAGGCCCCCTCAAAGCCGAGATCGCGCAGAGACTTGAGGATGTTTTTGCAGGGAAGAACACAGATCTTGAGGCTCTCATGGAATGGCTAAAGACAAGACCAATCCTGTCACCTCTGACTAAGGGGATTTTAGGGTTTGTGTTCACGCTCACCGTGCCCAGTGAGCGAGGACTGCAGCGTAGACGATTTGTCCAAAATGCCCTAAATGGGAATGGAGACCCAAACAACATGGACAGGGCAGTTAAACTATACAAGAAGCTGAAGAGGGAAATGACATTCCATGGAGCAAAGGAAGTTGCACTCAGTTACTCAACTGGTGCGCTTGCCAGTTGCATGGGTCTCATATACAACCGGATGGGAACAGTGACCACAGAAGTGGCTCTTGGCCTAGTATGTGCCACTTGTGAACAGATTGCTGATGCCCAACATCGGTCCCACAGGCAGATGGCGACTACCACCAACCCACTAATCAGGCATGAGAACAGAATGGTACTAGCCAGCACTACGGCTAAGGCCATGGAGCAGATGGCTGGATCAAGTGAGCAGGCAGCAGAAGCCATGGAAGTCGCAAGTCAGGCTAGGCAAATGGTGCAGGCTATGAGGACAATTGGGACTCACCCTAGTTCCAGTGCAGGTCTAAAAGATGATCTTATTGAAAATTTGCAGGCTTACCAGAAACGGATGGGAGTGCAAATGCAGAGATTCAAGTGATCCTCTCGTTGTTGCAGCAAGTATCATTGGGATATTGCACTTGATATTGTGGATTCTTGATCGTCTTTTCTTCAAATGCATTTATCGTCGCTTTAAATACGGTTTGAAAAGAGGGCCTTCTACGGAAGGAGTGCCTGAGTCTATGAGGGAAGAGTATCGGCAGGAACAGCAGAATGCTGTGGATGTTGACGATGGTCATTTTGTCAACATAGAGCTGGAGTAAAAGATCTTCCT